GAGCGTTTTTCCCATCTCCATCAATATATCCCTTAACGAGACCATCCTGCATTGCTTCTGCAAGAATCGCTCTAAAGTAGCGATCAACAAACTCCATTGACAGCTCGCGGATTGCTTTTGGAATCACAAGATATGCAGTGAGTTTGCACAGTTCAATGTTCAATGCAGAAAACTCCATTGATAACTCTCCTGCAATTGCTGCTGTGAGTTCTCCCCACTCTGCTGTTCCTGAATGAGATGCTACGATCCACTTTTTCACATTTGCAGGAGCCATGTTCACCAGCTTCAGGATATTGGATGCTTTCTTCACATCATCCAGTGTGCGGTCAATAATCTCCGTTGGGATGATATCAATCTGATTTGCAGTAATTGACTGCTTAACGTCCTTGAATCCCTCATAGAATTTCTTCTCTTCCTGGGACAGGTTGCGGAGTCCGAGCTGTTTCTTGTAATCTGCATCATGACCTGCTCTTTCTGCTTCTGCTACAACCTGATTGATCAGATCTGCGTGTGCTGCTTCTTCGATCATCTCGATTGACTGCATGATAGCATCTGCTTTCTGATCTGCCGGAGCATTATCCAGCAACTGTTTTACTTTGTCTTTTACTTCCTGGCTTAATCCTTCAATCTTCATTCTGTTATTTCCTCCTAACCAAAAAATGCACCCCAACCGGTGCTATCCTTTTCTTCCGTCTTCTCTTTTTTCTTATGAGTCAGCTGATAGAATTCAGCTAACTGCTTCTGATGCTCATTTCTGCTCCTCAATTCCATCTGAAGCGCCTTGTTTTCTTTGAGCACCTCCTGCAGTTTCACATCCGGATCATCTTCTTTCTGTGCAACGCCAATCTCATCAATCAGACCATACTCCAGAGCTTTCTGTGGAGATAAGGTTGTAGTCTTATGCATCATCTCCCGG